CATTAAATCACAACTCTATACAAATCCAGTACCCTTTTGATGTGGTCTGGAAAGTCTGTGGAAGTTCTAATTCCTGCAGTACCTTGATTTTGTAAAGTTGCTCCGCCAAGTGTTCTTCTTTCTTTATGCTCATCTTTCATATAGTAATTAACTAAATCAAATAATGCAAGTTGTAAATCTTTTGGCGTAGTACTATATCCTGCTTTGTATGTTACTTTTACTGCTCCAACTCCTTGTTTAAATGGTAGTGGCTTGCCCTCTGCATTTGTTCTTATAATTGCATCGGCTTCTAAGTCTACATAGTATTCATAGTTTCCTGTAGTTAATTCTGTATAAGCTCCAGAATAACTTGTTCTTTCTTCTACTTTACTCACTTCGACTAACGGACTCTCGCTGACTATTATCGTTGATGTGTACGTATCATCTATTGAGAAAGTTTCAACTTTATTTGTACTATAGTAGTCAACAAATGATATACCGCAATATTTCTTTACTAAGTCTGAAATTTGTGGTACAATAACATTTAGACGGTCATCATCCTTCTCGCCTCGAAGACCTTCCGCATCCTTGTATTCATTTACTGTTATTAAATCTGCCATAATATTAAAAGTGGTGATTTATAGGTAAACCACCAAAAACCTGTAAAGCTATTAAGAAGCTTTGTACATGTGTCCCCACTTAGAAGTTGCACCGTCGATTAGGTCGGTGAAGCCAATTCTTTGAGAAGCCACTAGGACTCTTCTTTGATTAGCTACTTCGTAGTCTGACTCAATAGTAACACCTCTTAATCTTGGTATTACATAGTTTCTTGGGTATACAGCGATTGCTGCAAACTTACTAACTGCTGGTGTAGCAAATTCGTCACATAATAGTACTCTTGAACCGAATACTTGACCAATTTCACCGTTTAGCTTAGTAGCCATGTCGCCAACTAGGTTAGCATCTTGGAACTCAGCGTCTTCTAGCAATTCAAAGTAAGTTCTTTGAGATACGATATAAACCACTTCTGAAGGGTTAACACCGTATTTGCCCATATTCTTTCTCATTGAAAGTAACTCAGCTGCTGTAACTGTGTCTGTTGCGAAAGCTGTTCCTGACTGTGTAAAGTCACTGTCATTTCTAGCTAAGTGTAGTAGACCTTCGAATGAAGCTCCACCAGTACCAAATGCGCCGTCAGCGTCGTCACCTGCTAGGATACTATTTTCAATAGCTCTTGCATGAGACCTTACCATTGATTCTCTGATGAGAGGTAAGATTGGCATAATTGCATCTTCTTCAGTTTCATTACCTAAGTATGATTGTGAAATGAGTTTTTTGGTTGAAAGAGTTCTTTCTGTTAAATCAATACCACCGTATGGTGAGCCGTAAGTATCGCCTGTTTGGGCTAAGTTACCGTGTGGGCTTGAACCTGTAGCAGCTTGGTTGCCTGTAAATTCGGCATAACCACTATCTGGTAATATTGGGATAATCATGTTAGCAGAAGTCATTGGTATTTCTCTAAATAGAGGTGCTAATACTAATTCGTTCTGAATGTCTCTTTCGATGTTTGTTGAAACAATCTGCTCAAAATCGTCTGAAGAAACTCCAACACCACTCATGGCGTTAGCTTTTTCCATAACGTTTTTCGCATAATCATTGTTCCATCCTTTACCAGTCGCTAAACCAGCAAATTTTGCATCAATGATGTCGTTTTCGAAAGCTTTTTTCCAGTCGCCTTGACCATTTCTGTCCGCAAAGATTCTTTTTGATTCTCTGATTGACATGATTTCTTCTGATTTCTCAGCTAGTTGTTGCTCTAATGAGTCTACAACTGTTTTTAAGTCTTCATGCTTTTCAGAAACTCGTTTCTCTACGTCGTTCATGAGTCTCTCAGCGCCTGATAATCCAGCTTCGATAACTGTTTTTTGCTCTTCCTGTTTTGCTTCTTGAGCAACCTTTTCGTTAGCTTCTACTTCTGCTTGCTTTTCAGCATGCTCGGCTTCTGCTTTTTGGTCGGCTGCTTTTTGCTCCGCTTGTTTCATAGCAATAGTTGTTGCAGTTTTTTCTGCTACATCTTTCGCAAATGATTCAAGGTCAAAAGCTACTTCAGGAGATTTTTTATCTTCTGACATATCAGTCTCCGTTGATGAGGATTTCTCCTCGCTTGGCTGCTCAATTTTAACAGCGTCTGCTGTCGCGTTTGAGTTAGCCTGTAAAAATTCACTTTGGTACTTTCTGTAATCCGCCATACTATCAAATGACTTTGCTAAGCCAAAGGTTGCCCCCTGGTTGCAAGGCACTGATACTACAGAAACTTCAAAAAGTTCCGCGTCCTTTATTTTATATCCGTCAGTTTCAGTCATATATTCTGAATCCTTGCATCTGAAACCAACAGAAAATGCTCCAAGGACTCCGTCTTTAACTAATTGAGTTACATCGCCGGCAGCTTTAGATATCTTTGCAGTTATCTCTAAGCCTTTATCGGTTACTTCTAAACCACTTGCTCTGCCAATTGGTTTATTGTAGTCATGATTAAAAAGAATAATTGGGTTACCTTTATAGTTATCCAATCCACCTTTCATCCATGCTTCTGATTCAATAATATCTCCAGCTCTATCTAGTCCGTTTGTACTTGCAGACCCTTTGATATTAACTCCTCCATCATCAGTTTCACCTAATGATTTAAAAGTGCTAGTCCATTGATATATCTTTTCGTTACTTTTTGACATCTTTTACCTCTTTTTTAGCTTTTGGTTTAGGTGCAGGTTTTTCAACCTTTACTTCAACAGGTGCTACCGAGATAGGATATCTTTTCTTAACAACTGATAATACTCTGTTCCATGAACCAAAATATCTTTTTAAAAGATAGTCCTTCACAGGTACATCGTTGCCAAAACTTTTATAGGTTTTTAAATCCATAGTGTCAACGCCTTTGCTGGCTATGAACTCGGATAAACCCTTTATCATCATATCTTTTGTCATAATTCTTCTTCCTCGCTTGGCGGACCTTCTTGGGGTCTACCGCCTTCCTCTGGATTTGAGGCTGAACCTGCGATATTCGCAGGAATTCTTGGTGTATCAAACCCTTCAATTTGCTCAAGCCTTAATGCCTCCCTTGCTTCGTTCGGTGTCATAATTCCTGTGTTAACAAGAGTAGCATAATAAGCTGCTTGGTCTCTTAACTCGGGCTGTAAAGCAGGAATACCTGTTACATCTTCGTCAAGTTTGAAACCGAAGTATCTCTCGAAAGCATACGCAATTTTATTAATAATTGGTAGTATGGTTTCTAAATAATATAATCGATGGTTAGGTCTTAAATTTGCATTATTACCACTATCCATCAATATTGGTGGAACACCTATAGCTTTAAGAATTATCTTTTCATTTGAAGCTATTCCTTCTTGAAAGTCTAATTCCTTAAAGTTAATTTCCGTTAAGTCTTCAACCTCTAAACCACCGTCTAAAAACAATGGCCTTCTACCTCCAGACTGGGGATTGTATCTAGCAACCCAAGCCTGTAACATTCTTTCTTTGATTTTCTCAGAAAGAGTGTTAGGTGATTTTAATACCAATCCTGGTATTGCCCCATTTTTAAAGAAGTTATCCTGGAATTTTCTCATGCTTGAAAGTAACTGCATAGTTCTTAAAGCAGGTTTTAATCTAGGAACTCCTCTATAAATAGAGTTAAAACTGTTTTCTTTTATATGTATAATTTCTGATGGACTATAATCTATTGAGTGGTCATATGTATATTTTTCAACATATTGTTTATCATCACTATAGATTGTAACATGGTCTGCTGGAAGATGGTACAGATGTGCACCATCAAAATAAACAAAGATGTTACCATCAATCATAAAGTCTACTAAAAGATTTCTTTTAAATGTGCTTATGTCTTGAAATGGATTCGGTTCTTTGTTCATTAATAAGTCTACTCGTGTTCTTCGTAGATCTTTCTTAATAGGTGTTATACCCTGAATCTTTTCTCCCACATCGAATGGTATCTCAGCAGCGTCATCCACTATCATGTTGACTGCCCTGTTTACTATTTCTAATGTTTCGTAGGCATTTCGATAGTTGAGAACATTCTCTCTACTATCAATCGTGAGACCCTCGTCCCTTGATATTACGTATTGAGCAGGATTTTGTTTTTCTTCTGTCCTACCCAAAAATCTATCGTACCATGCCATATTTATTCCTTTGTATCTCGACCCAGCGTTGTTGTTTCTTTGCTGTTATTAGCTTAGGTCTTTTTCCGTATATGTTATGCAATCTTAGGTGATGCATATGACATAATGTAACAGCTTGTTTATAAACTTTATCTTCGTTTTCTTTTATAAATACTTCACGAAGTTCTAGTATCTCTTCTTCGGTTTCAACCGTGATGTCTTTATTTTTCATCCACGATTCTAGTAACTCAGTTAATCCATAAAAATGATGAAAGTCCAGATTCTCCGTACTTCCACAGATGTAACATTCCGCCTCTTTCTTATATTTCGACTTGGCTTTGTCACGAACATACTTAACTAAATCTCTTTTTAAAGTCATAAACCTACTTGTATATTAGAATTTTAACAAATTTTATAGCTCATGTCAAGAACTATTTTTTCAAGGAGTTATTAAAAGGTAGTGGCATGTGTCTCAAACGAGTAGAGTGCATATCGAATCGCATCAGCCATGTGAGAGGCATAGCTATGTTTAGGTTTTTCTTTCATCAAATTAGGATTTGGGTCCCACTGATATTGGTCTAAACTTAACAATGACTCAGTGCAAGATTGATGTACAGTTAACTTATCATTATCTACAATACCGGCTACATAACCTATACCATCTAGTACTGATTTCTTAGCATTAATAGTAGTAATGTCATAGTTTTGTGCAAAGTCAAATCTTGTTTGTTGAGCTGCAGAATCTATATAAATGTAATCAATATTCCATTTATGGATTAGTTTTCTTATTTCTACTGCGTGTTGTTCTGTTGTTCTTTCACTGTTTAAATATTCGTCTAGTAAATAAAACTTGTCATCGTTCCAATCGTATGCCATGACACAGAAAGCAGTAGGGTCCTTGTAACCTACGTCCATTCCTGCGAATATATCCATTCTTTTTGTTTCTATTTCTGATAAATCTGCTACACACTCTTGATGATTAAATGCCCAGACTTGTCCTTCGAAGACATTAAAGTCAGCCATGTATTCTTGATTGAACTCAGCTTCAGACATAGTCTTTTTAGCTTCTTCAATATCAGTATCAGATATACGAGGATTTTCATGATAGGTTGCTCTAACTGAACACCATTCTGGATACTCTCCTGAAAAGCCTCTGTTCCAGAACTCAGCAAACCAATTATTTCTACCCCTTGGAGTAGATATAAATAGTGCTTTTGAGTTTTCTTTATCTAGTGTAGGTCTTAGTGCTACATTGAACGCATCTCTGCCATCCACAAGTGCTGCCTCGTCAAAGATAATTAAATCATAACTTCTACCAACTACTGAATCAACCTGATTGATTGAACCCATACGAATAGTAGAATGATTACTTAATTCAATAACTTTATCTTTTGCATTATCTCTCAATACTTCTAAGTCAAAATGTTTTATTAGTTGTCTTTGTAAGTCAAAAGATATTTGTGATAATGAGTAGTTAGGCGACATTAAAAGTACATTACAATTTGGTACTAAAGTGACTAACTGACCTATAATATTCGCAATATAAGTTTTACCTTGTCTACGAGAGACAGCGGCGCATATAAAACGATATTTAGGATTATTAATTGCATTGATTATTGCATTTTGAGAACTATTAGGTGTGATACCTAATAAGTCAAGATACCCTTCCATAGGTAACTTTATAAACCTGGCTTGTTCTTGATAAGACATCAGGCTATCGGAGATTACATCTTTTCTACTAACTTCTATCAATGTATTTTCTCGTTAAAAAATAAATCTGAATCCTCATCAAGAAACCCGAGTTCTTGTGCCTTGTGGTATAGATAGCAGTAAGACGCAACGATGTGCTTCATGTTTTTCTCAGCTGTTGATAAATCTCTTTCTCCTTCCCTGTTAACTAATGTTGTTAGGAAGCCCTCTGAGTGAGTCATAGCTTCATCTAGCCATAACTTTTGTCCACTTACTTCTTGCATTATCTTCTCCTTTTTATACCTTTAACATGCTTCTGAGACCTAGGTGGTTTTTTACTAGAACCGCCCTTTCCTGCCCAGAAGACTTTATTTGCCCAGTAAGCTGCAGAAGATTTACCTTTACGAATATTTCTACCGTGTCTAGCTTTAAAACTCTTCCTTGCTGCTGCGCTATAATTATGACCCATGCCTTGCGCTCCGAATCTAATTATCTTTATTCTACCACCAACCCTTACAGCTACTACAGCTTTCTTGGTTTTGTGTTTGGGTGTTCTTTTTGGTTT